GTGACAGGAGCTGGGGTTGTGGTTGTGGTTGCGGCTGGGGTTATAACTGTATCTGGAGTTGGAGTTGTATCTGGAGTTCGGGTTTCAGGGAACTGATTATCGAATTGTCCTTGAAGCCATTGCTGGTATGGGAAATTAGGAAGGCTGGTAACGCTATCTGGATGCTCTGTGCGCGTTCTAGTCTCTGTGTCTGCCATAGCAGCGGCTAACTGATCCGCGCCCTGCTGTGCTACAAGATCCTTATCCGCCTGAAGTCCTGCCGCTCTAGCATCGGCGGCTGCCTTCGCTTGGGCATCCAAGTTACCCTGCCAGTCAGCCTGCTTCTGGGCGTACAGTTGGTCTGGAGTTAGTTCTCTACCCGTTCTCGGATCGAACGCGGTACCAACTTGCCCACCCTGAAAGGCGGTTTCCTCACGACGCTCAAGGAGATCGTTCATGCGCTGTTTTTGGCCGCTACGCTCGTTTAGCATCTTCGTAAATCCAGCAGCGCCGGTATCGTAGTCAAGCACAGCCTTATTGATGAGGTCGGCCTGCGAGACGAATCCACTTGGATCAGCGTCACCAGTTAGCGCGAATGAAGCAGCAACGGCGTCTGATGGATTACGAAGGAATCCAGCGATCTGATCAAGCGATTGTGTCTTCTGCTGCTGCTGACCCAGCATTGCTTGGAGATTGGTAGCGCGCGAAGACTCTACTTGCGCTTCAGATTCTAGTGCCAGAGATGCAGTAAACTGCCCAGCTTGTTCAGCTAGAGCTGCATCCTTGTATAGTCTGTCTGCATTAAACTTCGCTGTTTCTAACGCAAACTCTAACTTTGAGTGGTCTTTAGTTAGGTCGAACTTAGCTTGTTCAAGCGTCTGATTGATCTGAGTATTTGCCTGTAGCTGATCGGCTGTCTCCTGCGGGTCAATCTGTGCAAAGGTAAAGCCCTCTTCGATAACCGTCGATAGACCTTGTGCATCGACGCCAACAAGGTCGCCAGCCGCATTGGTGTGAGCGCTAATGATAGATGTGTCATCAGGTAGCTGAAGCCCGATGTCTGAAAATGTGCCGTCTGAGCCCTTCTTATAGACTCTCCCATTGTGAACCGTGAAATCGTACTGTGTAGCGGTACCGGAACCGGAACCGTCCACCTCGTACAGCGCCCTTTGCTCTGGCGTAAGTGGTGTATATACAATATCTAGAACTTCACCATTGGGGCCAAGAGTCGGAGTTGCGTTGACCAGTACTCCATTGATCTCCGTAACCGTAGCGAAGGGAGCAGCATCGGCCTCTTTAGGTTGAGCAATCAGAGATAAATCTCCGCCTACATATTCAGTGCCTTGTTTGTTCCATGCCCCCCCTACTAATGTGAGGAACCCAAGCTGCGGGTGATGAATACTACCTGTATCGGTTCCCGCAACTAGCCATACAGGATCGTGGCCGGGGTTAGTCCCAAACCGAGTGGTTACTATCGAACCCCAGTCTTTGGTGTCTATATAATTACGTTTTATGTAGTCATCAATCTGATGATGGCCACTCGAAACAAAGCCCTCATAAGGATCAGTTTCAACGGGGGGAGTGTCGGTGGGAGACTCAAGCCCGCTTCCGGGTTGGGGTGTAGTAGCGCCTGATTGCGCTGTTGTGAAGTCCACCTCCCTCTGAGTTATTAGACCTTTGTAATACTTCTGAACCGGGTTATCAGACCAATTGCCCAGTTCGGTCTTTGCGTCCCTGAAGCTGTTTTTGTCATCCGCTTCCATGATCCATCTAAGGCCGATCGGCGTCGGGTAGATGTGCTTAAGGTACTCAACCATACTAGAAACGTTCAGCGTTCCAGCCTCGTTATCATAATTCAAGGCGTTCCCATCCGGGCCTACCGCATGGGGATCCCTCCAGACTGCCACCCCGTCCTGATTCCGATAAACTTCCCCTGTGCCTTTACTGTTATCCCACCCGGAATTAACCATCGAGTTGATTTCGCCAAGGACAGCCTTTCTCCAATTCTCCTTGGTTATGTCTTGCCACTCTTCATCACTCTTAGCAAATGCACCCCCGGTAGCGGTAATAGCGCCCGTAAAGAAATCCGGCGATGTACGATTGCCAAAGGCACCTTTCCACACCGCTTGGCGGATAGCTTCCTTGGCTTGTTTTGTTGCCTCACTATCGTTAAACGGATTGCCGATGCCCGGTGCGGGAGTCCCTCCACCAAAACCGGGAACGGGAGTCGTGGTAGTAGACATTACTGGTCACCCCCACCTTGCATCTGCTCAACAGTTTGAGCGATTGACGGGGCAATGGCGTTTTCCATCTTTGCGTAGAGCGGGTTGCCACGGGCGAATCGTTCATACTCGTCATATGAAGCCGCTGCCTCGGCAGTTTGTTCTGATACCCCGTCGGTCATAAAGAAGCGGGCATTAGTCTCATACAGGCGAGATGCCTGCCTAGAGGACAGCCGTGATGATCGTCGAATAATTCGGTCGCTTAGTTCACCGGCCATTATTGAGCCTGCCTTGCAGAGAACTGTGCCTGAGCGTTACGTCGGGCATCAGTCATAACTGGTTCTACGGGATTCCCCTGAGCGTCAGTAGTTGTCAATAGCTGCTCGTCGCCCATTGGTGGCGATTCTGCTGAGCCCATTGGCGGCTGTGCCGCTGAAGGGGGTTGGTTCTGGGACATGATACGCATTACCTCTTGCCCAATCTCACCGAGTCCGGCAAGGGCAACAAGGGTCTGCACATTCTGCATGGGTGGAGAACGCATCAGGTCTTCAATGGATCGCTCGTCCTGCTCTGAGGTTGGGTCAGTGATACCCATGTTGTCCATCGCAGTACGTTCCGACATACCCGGCATAATGCGGTACAGATCCGCCCAGAGACGGGCCTTGCGGGAGTTGATCATGTTCTCGTCGGTAGTCTCGAACGTGACATTGGTGTAGTAGTAACCGTCGATGTCTTTTGGCGATAACGTCGTCTGGTTTGGCGAGTTGGTGAATGAAGCAGATAGAGTAACTTCCGTCTTGAGGATGTTTTCGATATCTGACAGTACCCACGAGTTGATCTTCTGGCAGCAACGCTGCATTCCAGAGATCGGGCCAGCCAATTTAGTAGCAGCGTTACGCATAACCTGCTCTGACTCAGTAGCTGACTCAATACCGATCATTGGAGCGCCACCTAGCGCACCAAACTTAGAAGCCTCGTCCGCGTAGTTGTTCACCCGCTGTAGCCCCTGCATCAGAGTGATTGGAGCTTCACCCCACCGCAAGATATCGACTTGCTGGTCAGGTCTGATGTTCAAATGGGTGCCGGGGCCGAGCCTAAACTCCTTTTCACCGTCTTCAAGCTCATCCATATTGACGGTAACTAGAGCTGGGAACACATACATCCGCAACCACGCCTCCATCTCAGTGAGGAAGCGGGCTTCTGAGGTAAGAACCGAGCGAATCGGCTTCAGGATGGACACATATCGGTCTTCAGGGTTACAGTCTGCGTCAGTTTCGCCGTAGTTGGGGTCAGCAATGGCGTATGGAACGTACCCGTCGTACATTTCCGTACCGTCATCGTCCTTATATGCCACCCACGAGTACGGATTCACCGCTTCATGGACAACTCTGCCTTCGATCCAGATAACGTAACTGCCCGGATCAGTCTTGTACGGCTTCGTCCACATCTCAACGTAAGAAACCTTACGCATCGGGTCGCCAGTGCCGTATTCACTCTCTAGATCATAGAATCGTGAAGCCACATCGCCTGCATAGATGTCGTATGACTCGTATACATAGCCGGGATCCCACGGAGTAATCGGATCTTCAAAGACTGTCTCTGACGGTATGACTTCTAGGTTCCATAGGAACTTCGACTTAGCGACTTTCTTGACTGCGCTCGTGAATCGGCGCTTTTCTGCCGGGGTAGCGTCTTCGCTAAGGTCTGGAAGAATGTCGAACTTGATAGTCTTCTTCATAACCAACTTGCCGCGAATGATCTTCTTCTTCGCACGCTCTAGGGGTGCGCCTTGATCTTCATGGACACGCGCCCACCACATATCATGGAACCGACGCTGGTTTTCGGAGCGTTCACGGGCAGCTTCCATCGAATCATCGACTGGCCGAATAGGTACGAACGTCTTTGCAGCCGACAAGATATGGTCTGCCGCATTGTTGACTGCGTTATAGGCAGTTGGCGGGACGGTAGGCTCTAGGCCTTCATCCATCCACTCGTCAGGGATGATACGTCTAGCGAAGTCACCGCTAATCAGGTCGTCATCTTCCTGCAAGTCTTGGAGGAAGCGGCTGTAGACACGGCTCTTAAGGAACTCGTATCGGTTATATGCGTCGTCTGGATTCATGTAACACCCAACAAGAATTTACGCTGCTTCGATGATCCAAGGCTCACGTATTTCCTACTGGTAGTAACTTTACGTGGTTGGCGTAGTTTAGCAAGCATAACCGCTAGTGCTGCGGCCATAACACAATCGTCAAAATATCCGGGTGGGGCGGAATACTGGATGTTCCCACCAGCCATTACCTTGCCTTCAAACAACTGCAACTCGCGTCGTAGGTGCTCGTCATTCTTGTCAAAGTGTACTCTAGTATGTTCAATTTCCGCTACAAGCTTACTTACTAGCTGGGCTTTGGACTGCATTGTGAACTTGAACGGGGTGGTGTGGCAGCCCTCATCG